ACTTTGTGTCAGGTATTCTAAGTTTCTTCCTTGCAAGGTTTTGTTTTCTTCTACCTTTGTTCTTATTAGTTAGCCCACGCTTTTGATTGTCAGACCAACCTTCTCTTTTTTTAACTGTCTTTTGACCCATACCTTGCATACCTTCGTGTTTTCTCATCTTGTATTCGCTAAAGGTTTCATCTTCTCGCCACTCAATCTTCTTCATTTAAAACTCCTTGCAGTACATTTAGGCTAACTAAAAAACTATTTACTTGTTGTAGTTTATCAAATTCATAAGTCGGAACAAGCAAACAATGAGCAAACCATTTGTCTCCTTGTTGATTCTCATTAATTACTTTTACAGTTTTGTATTTACTGTCTCTAATCCAAGTTACAATATATGGTTGTAATTTTTTAGGATTCCAAAACCTAACAAAGTTAGTTGGGTAACTCCAATACATCATAAAATCTGCAAAAGTTTTCATCTGACAACCTATTTGTAGATTGCCATTCTCTTGCTCAATTAGATATTCTAAAGCTATGTTCTTGGTTTCTTCTATCTGAGTATCTGTTTTAACTTCTATATAATTAGTTTTAAGACTTTGATTAAACACCATAAGGTCTGCACCTTGTAGTTGTTCATCTAATCTAGTAGCTCTTGCATGATACTTATTCCCATTCTCATCTGTAATAGAGTTGTAATGATTAAGTATTAACTTTTCTCCAAGTTTTCCTACCTTGTCTTGTTCTGTAAAGTTGTATTTCTTTATCACTTAACTCCTGTTCTAAATCGTCTATAAGTACAGTATCAAAAATCATAGTTCCAACAATGTTCAGAGCTATACCAATGTTTACCCCTGCCGTCATTATAAAAGAGCCAAGACGCTACTTTTATATTTAGGATTGGGTCTTTTCTACTGCCTGTAAATTTAAGTTTGTCTTGCAACCAAGTCCAAGTAAAATCATTAAAGGCAAAGAGTCCAATGTCTCTAGTCATATTTGTATTTGTATTAGTTGCCTTTGGTCTGCCTGATGATTCACAATAAATCATAAGACTAGCTTGTAAGACATCTTCTTCTTTGAAGTGTGTTTGCAATATAGGAATCCATTGTTGTACAACTTCAACCTTTTCATATTGTTCCCTGCAATTTAAGTAAGTGTCCATATCACTTGCCGTTGGTGGCATAGATAAGAGACACGCAATTACACCTTCAATTATTAATGAAGGCATATATCTCCTTTGTTAAGTTTTTATTTGTTCAAGTTGTGTTTTTATTTTTTTAAAATTCAAACAATTTATGTCGTTGCAAAACAATGTACCACGAATCGTGGTAAGATGTTTTCCACAAAACATACAACTTGTGTTTTTTACTTTATTCACAATAAGTATTATAAATCATAAATTGACGAATCTGTGATTTATAAATAAAAAAAAGACCTTAGATACTAGCAATAGCTTCTAGGGTCTTTTAAATTATGCTTTGATATGATTGATTAGTTTTCTTCTACCTGCTTTACCCATACCTGTAAA